GCAATATATTCAAATTATTCAGGAAGTGCTGCTAGTGCAGCAAATATATACAGCTTAAGCGCAATATTTAATCAAAATGGACAGATTGTAGCAGGATCCTCTTTGCCTTTAGTATCCACATCTGCTGCTATGTTGAGTATTTACAATTCTTCATCTAATACTCCCGGCTTGATTATTAGGGGTGCGGCAAATCAATCTAATGCTTTACAACAATGGCAAAATTCATCTGCAGCATCAGTAGCAGCAGTAGACCCACTCGGCAATATAACCGCAGCAGGAAATGTTGTTTACAATCAGGCAACAAATGCTCAAGCAGGAGCTTCTTACACGCTAGTCATTTCAGATTCAGGTAAATTTGTTGAAAGAAACAATGCAAGCGTTAACTTTGTTATTGTTCCTTCAAATGTAAATGTTGCATTTTCCACAGGTGCAAGGATTGATGTTATTCAAACTGGAGCAGGAACAACTGTTCTTTCCGCTAGCACCGGAGTCACATTAAACTTTTATTCTCCAACATCTGCCACATCTGCTTCGGTGTCTGGAAGTTGGGCAGGAGTGACACTAGTAAAAAGAGCAACAGACACTTGGCTGGCGATTGGAAACATTAAATAATGTTATCACTTGGAGTATTGTCATCTAGTCAAGGCAGAGTATCTGGAGGACCGATTAGCACATTTACATGGTCTGACAATGGACTAAGTGGAACAGGATACACTAGAACATATAATGCTGTAGGTGGATCGGGAACAGGAGCAAGATTTACAGTAACCAGATCTACAACTCTAGGTATTACAAGCGTTACTCTTTTTGCTGCAGGAACTGGTTATAGGGTAAACGACAATCTAACAGTCACAGAAACATCAACGCCATTTGATGTTATTAACATAACGGTAACGGCGGTGGCATAATGTCATACAGATACAGAGTAATAGCAGACAACCCGCTTGGATACTGGGACCTATCTAATATCAATAGTGGCAGCAATTATGACATAACTTCTGCTAGCAATCATGCTTTTGTGTCAAGCAATGTTATTTTTTCAACTCCGCCGCTTATCTTGAACTCAGCTTCAACTGCCAGAATCTCTGCCCCCACTGCAAGTATCAGAATAAATAATACATATGATGCTTTCAACCTTAATGCACAAAACAAAACATTTGCAATGGAGTTCTGGTTGTCATTCAACAATGTGGGTAGCGGAAACGGATACGCAATAAATAACACTGCTTCTTCTTATTACAATAATAATCAGCTTGATATATTAAAAGCAATAAATAGAAGCAGTGGATCAACAATATCTAGGATTTTTTATGATTACAACTCAAACACCATAAGGTTTTCTTTTTCTGGTTCAAGTAATAATGATGCATATACTTATATTAAAAATTTTGACAATCCACTCCATATTATTGCAACCTATCAAGGTGGAAAAACAAATATAATATTAAATGGAATTCCCGGCTCAGAATCTTTTGTATACGATAAAACACTTATTCAGTCTGCATCTGCAGCAAGCGCAGTGCAATTTGTCATTGATGGTTCATCATTAAATAGCAATAATTCAGGAAGCTCTTCATTTTTGATTTCTAATCTTGCATTTTACAACTATCAACTAAACTCTAATGTTATAAAGAATCATATGATGTGGGCAAACTATCAAGACAGTCCAAACTATTATTCAAACATAAATCAAAGTTTAGACTATTTTGATTTAATAAATGCTGAAGATGATTATGCGCTATACAAGCAATACAGCGGAACTGGATTGAAAAATTACAAGTATGAATATAAAACATCAGTAGATCAAATGGGTATAGGTCCAGCAAAAATAAGCCCTATGGTTTTTGCAAATTATTCATCAAGTAATTATTCTATCAACTCTTCAAGCGGAATCACATGGTCATCTTCTGCTGACTATCTTTATTTCTCAGACTTTGGAAACTATATTACGAATAAGTTTTCTATTATGTTGAGAGCATCATCTAGCGTGACAGCAAGCAATCAATACTTGTTTTCTTTAACTGGGGTGAATGGAAAAGACACCATGTTCCTGCAAAAGAATCCGCCATCATCTTCAGGATACTATTTGTATTATTTTGATGAAATTAATAAAACTTCAACGCTATTTGCTTCTATAGTTAATGCCACATCAACTGCTAGCGGATCAGAGAATATTGTTGTGTCATATGATGGCTCAAATGTTTATCTTTATGCATCGACTTCCTCCGTTACCAGCACAAGCTCTTTGATTGCCTTGTCGTTTGGATATGGAAGCATACTGGCACTTGGAAAAAATTTATCTAATAATTCATCCTCAACATCATCCTCAAACACAACATACTATTCAAATCTTTCAGTTTTTGATTTTGAAGTGAATAATTATGCTTCCGCACAAGCACTGCTTGGAACCAATAAAATGATTTTTGCTCCTTTGACAAGCAGTTTGACAATCAATCAATATTCTTATGTTGTTTACGAGATTCCAACATCGACATTATCAGAGCCCGCTGGGGGTTCATATTTAAATTGGGACGCTCCAGATAATTTAACGGCAACCATATCTTATGACGGCGGGAACAACTGGACATCTATAACTTGGGACTCCTATATGTTTAATTACAACAATAATTTTTATCTTGAGAATGTTTTAGTTAAGTTTGAATTTAATCAAAAATACAATGACATTCAGCCATTAAGATTGACATTGTTTGAATATGGGATATATAATTCATACCCAATGATTTCTGATTTTAGAAATTATTCTTTATACCCTGCAACATCTTCTGCTTACAATACACATTCTTTTAGGCACTATGACAATAAAATAGTATTCAGACCAGAGAATTTTGGGATTAATTTTAGAACAGACTCTAGCAATACAGTTTTAGGTTTTGCAAATATTGTTTCGCCATCAGTTTCAACCTACGGAATAGATTTTTGGCTAAGGGTTGATGACTTGCAAGCAAGTAAAAGCAGCTCTCAAGTTTATTTGTTAAAAACTGGCAGCTATGCTTTATATTACACAGCTTCAAACGCATTGCTTCGATTTGCATCTGCAGCTCAAATATTTGTCTATGTTAACGGTGCATCTGTTTCAAATGGTACATATAGATTGTCTCAAAATGAATCGTATCATTTAGCAATATCTTCAACCTTCCCCGTTTCATCAAGTATTAGTATTAATGGCGGGGTTTCTAATACTGGGTCAATCAATGCTAATGCAACATATGGACACATAGCATTATGGAACAGAACTCCATCACCATCTGATGTGCAAAGTAGATATAGCTTATTTGTTTCAAATGTTATTCAAACTGCATCAACACAAGATAATACGCTGTTTTTGATCGGATCTGGTTACTATGATAGTGCCTCAGCCTATAAAACTGGCACACTGATGTTATAATTTTGTGCTTTAACCAGTAAAAATGGTAAAATGTCCTTATGTCTAAAAATATGAAAATTACACCAGTAGAAGAAGTCAATTATGGACTTTATATTTGGCACACTGCCGATGGCAAGATTGTCAGGGACGAAGAAGGCAATTATCTTTGTATTCCCGCCACAAAAGGAAGTGTTTCTAAAATCAAAAAACTTAAAGAAGTTGCCGCACATTACGGTCTAGGAGAGGGCAGAGCCGTGTGGTTCTCTGGTCACAGACAGGTAACAGATGACGAATATGAAATGCAAAAGCAAAGATTGGAGTGGGGTCTTATTCCAGATGAGTATGATTTACCCGCACTCAAAGAAGATATTGAACAAAAGAGGAAGATGAAGATTGTCTAATTTAACAATTGCTGATGACTTTGAAGATGAATCAGACATTATTAGAATAAAGTCAGATGCAGACATTCACAACTACAGGCCAGAATCAACTTTTGAAGACCCATTTGAAAAAAGCTGGGATGAACTGCAAAAGCTAGATGGCTTGAGTCCAGCATTCAAAAGAAAAGCCTCAAGATTAGCAAAGTCATTCACTGGAATTGATGGTGCTAAATCAAAGAAGCTTGACCCACTAGACCTTACTGGTTATTCTTTGTTCCAAATTGTTCAACCACCATACAATGTTTTATACTTAGCCCAACTTTTTGATCTTTCCCCATTCCACCACGCAGCTGTCAACGCAAAGGTTGCGAATGTTGTCGGACTGGGATATAGATTTGAGGAAACCCAAAAGCTTATTGATAAAGTTGAAGATGTAATGGGTGATGATGTCAAGCTTGACAAGCTTAGAAGAAAAATAGCCAAGGGCAAAAGAGAGCTTGCAGACTACTTGGAATCGATGAACTCTGATGATACTTTTGTTGAAACCATGAAAAAGATTTATACCGACTTGGAAACCACAGGTAATGCTTACATGGAAATTGGCAGAACCTCATCTGGTAGAATCGGCTATATCGGACACATCCCCACAATTACCATGAGAATTCGCCGCCACAGAGACGGTTTTGTTCAGGTTGTTTACAACCGTTACACATTCTTCAGAAATTATGGAGACACAACCACTGAAGATCAAATTGGAACTGACCCAAGACCAAACGAGGTAATTCACTTTAAAAAGTACGCTCCAACAAACACATACTATGGAATTCCAGACATTTTATCTGCAAAGAACGCAGTAGCTGGCGATGAATTTGCTTCAAGATTCAACTTGGACTACTTTGAGAACAAAGCTGTTCCACGCTATATCATCACCGTAAAAGGCGCTAGACTATCTGCAGACTCAGAAAGAAAACTACTTGAGTTCTTCCAGACCGGATTAAGAGGAAGAAATCACCGCTCACTTTACATTCCCCTTCCCTCAGATGGAGAAAACTCTCGCGTTGAGTTTAAGATGGAGCCCGTTGAGGCAGGAATCCAAGATTCATCATTCAAAAATTATTCAATTGAAAACCGTGATCGTATTTTTATCTCTCACAGAGTGCCAATCTCAAAGGTTGGAACGCCACAAGGCATGTCTTTGGCGGGAGCAAGAGATGCAGACAAAACATTTAAAGAGCAGGTTTGTAAGCCAAACCAACAGTACTTGGAAGAAAGAATCAACAAGTTTATCAAAGAAATCACAGATGCATTCACTTTGAAGTTTAACGAGCTTACACTTACAGACGAAGAGACACAAAGTAGAATTGATGAAGTATATCTAAGAAATAAGGTTATTGTTCCTAACGATGTTAGGTCAAGAAAGGGTCTTGCTCCTCGTCCCGGAGGAGATGATCCGATAGAACTGAAGCCTCAACAGGCAGCAGAAGCAAGAACACAAATGACGGGAAACAGAGAAAGAGATCAAAAGAGAGCTACAAATGCACCTGATATCCAAGGAGAAGCTAGAAATCCACAGGGCGAAGGTCGCAAAGTATAACATTAATTTTGTTTTAATTAAGAAAGTTGATATTATTTATTCAGTATGAATATTCAAAAGGCTAACTGGCAAAACAGTAGCGACAAGATTCATCTTTCACTACCCTTTGCCAAAGTTGATAAAGAGAAGAGAACCGTCTCTGGGTTTGCCACATTGGATAATGTGGACAAGCATGGAGACATTGTTACTGCTGATGCATCTGAGATTGCTTTTGATAAGTTCAGGGGCAACCTTAGAGAAATGCATCAGCCAATTGCCGTAGGAAAAGTTCTCTCATTCAATACACAAGATTTTATTGATCCCAAGTCAAACAAAAACTACAAGGGAATATTTGTTGAGGCATATATCTCAAAGGGAGCACAAGACACTTGGGAAAAGGTTCTTGATGGAACACTTACAGGTTTTTCAATCGGTGGAAATATTGTAAAGGCATCAATGGAGCCAGATGACAACGACATGAATGAAAAAAGAAGAGTTGTTAAAGAATACGAATTAATGGAATTAAGTCTTGTTGACAATCCCGCCAACCCATTAGCAAATATTTTCTCAATTCAAAAGATTGGTGACAGTTCAGTTATGAAGGGTATGGCAACGGAGGTGGAAATTGAAAACATCTTCTGGTGCAAAACAGATCAGATTGCGTCATCTAATTCTAGAGAGGAAGCGGGATGCATCGTTTGCGGAGACCAAATGGACAACATTGGGTGGGTTGAGAAGAATGATGTTGAAAAGTCTGCAGCTATTCAAAAAGCTGTTTCCCTTTACATAACAAAGGATGATGCTCCAACATCAGCTCACGGACCTAACAATATTGCAATGGAATCACCATCTAGCCCAATCAGCTCAGATGATACAATCAACATGTATCCAGACCAGAAACCAATCGGAGTAACAAAGGGCGGAGTCAAGGTCGGATCATTTGTAAAGTGGAACTCCAGCGGTGGAACAGCATATGGAAAAGTTTTGAGGATTGTGAAGAATGGATCTATCAAGGTTCCAAACAGTTCATTCACAATCAAGGCTGAGAAGGATAATCCAGCCGTTCTTGTAAGAGTATACAAGAAGACAGAAAAAGGGTTTGTGCCGACAGACACAACAGTCGGTCACAAGGCAAACACGCTAAAAATTGCTAATATGCGTGTTAAAACTATGAGCAAGGAAATTTTAAGTAAAGGAGGGACAGAAATGGCTTTTGACCCAGAAGATACAGTGGAATCTGCATCAGTTGATGAAGTAGTTGAATTTGTTGAAGAAGTAGAAGAGACAGTAGAGGCTACTGCAGTTGCTACTGATATTGAAGAAATCGCAACTGAAGAAGTAGATTTTACAAAGATGGCAACCGACCTCAAGACTTACTTGGGCGGTGCGCTACAAAAGAGTGCAGATGCTTTGAAAGAAGCAAACATCAATATTGAGGGTAAAATTGAGAAATCATTTAGTGAATTGCAGGTTAACATTGACAATTTATCTACCGATTACTCTGCCCTCCTAGAAAAGAATTCTTCTCTAGAATCACAAATTTCAGAGTTGAAGAAGTCTTTGGCTGCCGTAGCAGAAAGACTAGCCCAGTATGAGAGCGATACAGCTATCAGAAAGTCCGGCGAAGTTGAGCAGGCAACAGAGACAAAAATTCAAAAAAGTATATGGCAAGGACACTTCCTCGGTGTTTCAGACCTATAATCAATCTATAAAAAGGAAGAAGGTGAAATAAAATATGAGTAATGAATTGCTACAGAAAGTAATTGATACAACAAGCCTAGGTACTGCAGGAACAGACCTTTCAGGTGATGGTCGTACTCTCTCCGGTACTGGTCTACTTTACCCAGATCAGGCTAACAGATTCCTTGACTACATGTGGGACGCTACAATTCTTGCAAAGGCTGCTCGTACAATCCGTATGCGCTCCAACACAACAGAAATTGACCGTACATATGTAAACCAGAGAATCATGACAGTTGCAACTGAAGACCAGCCAACAGCTTACTCCACTGGTTTCAACAATCAGGAGGCAAGATTTGCTAAGGTCTCACTTACAACTCGCAAGCTTCGCCTTGACTGGGAACTTTCCGCTGAAGCTCTTGAGGATAACATTGAGGGTCCAGATCTAGAGGACCACATTGCAAGACTCATGGCTACACAGGCCGGTAACGACATTGAGGATGTTCTCATCAACGGTACAGGTGTTGCAGGTGATGCTCTAATGTCAGCATTCAAGGGTTTCCGTCAGCTTGCCATTGATAACGCACATGTTCTCGATGCAGGTGGTTACGGTCTTGACAAGGCTGTCTTCAATGCAGCTATCAAGCAGCTACCCCGTAAGTACAAGCAGCGCCGTAATCAGCTAAGATTCTTCACAGGATCCAACTTGGTACAGGACTACCTATACAACCTAACAGCAATGTCACAGACTGGTTTCACACCATTCGACATCGCTTCTAGCATTGTTCGTGGTGAAGTTGCAGCTAACGATGGCGGCCCCGGAACAGTGACACCATTCGCATTCGGTATTCCCGTTGTCAATGTGCCACTAATGGATGAGGTTTCCAGAACAATTTGGGCAACAGGTCACGCAGCATCAAACCTTGGTTCAGCCTCTGTTAACGCAGGACTAAACGCAGGAGATGTTCACTTGACATTCCCCCAGAACTTCATCATCGGTATCAAGCGTGATGTTGTTGTTTACCGTCTATTCCAGCCAAAGAAGGACACAATTGAATACACACTATTCATCCGTGTCGGTTGCCAGCTAGAGAACTATGACGCACATGTTATCGTAAGAAACATTGCAGTAGGAGGTACAGTGGGAGCATTCGCTACACCAACAACAGGTGGTATCGGAAACTTCGGTGCATCCGCAGGTCCATCCGTATCCTACATTGGTACAGCCAGCTACTCAGCCGCAACAGCTTCTGCTGCTGGTGGACTATATTCCCCAACAGCAAGCAACATCGGTATCGGTGGCGTTGGCCCAACAAACACATACTGATAATATTTATATATTGTCATCGGGTAAGGGAAGCATTTATTTGCTTCCCTTACTCTTTTTCTGATATAATTTATATACAAAGAAAGGATTGTTTATATGTCTTTTAACGAAATGACCCTAATTGAACTAAAGAAGGTCGCTGAGGAGTTCGGAGTGGACTCTCCAGTAAAAATTACAAAGCAGAGAATTATTGATTTGCTTGCTGAAGAAGGCGTTACATATGATGTCTACAAGCATTTTGACAAGTTGAGCAAGGATGCAGAGGACAAGAAGGCTGCTCAGGAACAGCAACAGCAGAACATTCAGGTTCAGCAGTTCCAGCCACCTCAGTATTTTGCACCTAAGAATATTCTTGTCAAGATGGACAGAGCTAATTTTAGCTACCAAGCTGGGAGATACAACTTCACCCAAGAGCACCCATATGTTGCAATGACAGAGGCAGAGGCAAATTATATTTTCGCAACAGAAACTGGATTCAGAATGGCAACGCCACACGAAGTCCAGCAATTCTATTCTTAAAATTTGGAGGAAATGTAATTGCAAGAGATTCACAGAGGAACCAATCAGAACGCGGAGTTTTACATCTACGACCAGTTTGGTAACCTTTGCAATGCCGATTCAACTGTTCTAGTCGATATATATGACATGAATAGTGGAAGCACATTATTAACTTCAGGTTCAGCAGTAAAGGATGAGAGGTTGGGGCTATATACATTCAATATATCCCCAACCTATACTGCTCCCGCAGATACAGTTCTAAGACTAAACTGGCAATATTCTCTAAACTCATCTTCATACTCACAGTATGATTATTTTTCAGTCGTAACTCCATATGCCACAGTAAGTGATATTATTGATTTTAATAATTATGGCGGAAGACCCCAAGATCCTAACTACAAGTCTGTTGAGCAAATAACCTATGCAGAGCAAATAGCTAGAATGCAAATCAATAATTACACTATGTTAAATTTCGGTAGAAGATACGGCTCACAGGAAATCTTTGGAATTGGTTCAGACGCAATCGAACTAACTGAGCCAATGATTAGCTTGACTAAGGTTTATGGAAATGGCGTGTTGATTATTGATTACACAGCCTCCCCTACATACAACATCGCAAACTGGGATGTTGAATTAACTCCAACAAATAAGGCAGTTAGAATAATAAACAACGGCTGGGATGTAAGATATGACAACCAAGTTGACCCAACCGTTTTGTTCTATGGTCAATTTAGAAAGAATGAACGCTACAAGTTTGAGGGTTACATTGGCTACAACTATGTACCACAAGACATTAAGCTTTGCACAATGATTCTCGTGAATGATCTTCTTTCTAATGACGCAGCTTGGAGAGTAAAGTATTTGAATAAAGTTAAACTCAGTGAAACTGAATTCTCAATTGGCAAGGGAGCATTCAATGGAACTGGAAATGTCATAGTTGATTCCATTCTTGATACATACAGGAATGTCGGCATAGTGGTGATTTAAATGTTCAAATCATATGCAGAGTCATATATGAACATGAAAGCCGATATTTATATACAAAAGAATTGCCAAAGCGACAGCGGAACTATCACTAGACAATGGCTCTATGAAAAAACAATATCTTGCAAGGCAGAGGCTTTGACAGATTATCGTTTTGCTATGAAAAAGATAGATCAAACTCCAGAGGGTTTTGTTGACAATGTTGACTTGAGAATAAAAACAACAGAGCCATTATCAAGAAGATGGAGAATCACTGCGATTAAAGGCAGTGATGGCAAAAGCGTTTTTAGAGAAATGGATAAAATCTCTGAAGACGACACTATCTTTGAAATCAAGTCAGTCCTTCCCGTCACAGATCCATTTGGCAGAGTTTCTTACTATGAAGTATTGCTGAGGAGGGCGACAGTTCAAAACAATGATATCTATTCAACTTGATAAATTCACATTTAATAATTTCATTAATGAATTAAACTATAAGCTAGACGGCTTGAGAGAAATTACAACTCCCAACTCAAGAACAGAAATAGCAAAGTCTGTCTTTACCATATCCTCAAATGACTTTGTGAAAAATTTCAATAGAAAAGCAAAAACAAATAGAAATTTGTCACATGTTTATGAGTGGAACGGGGCTGGAATGAATACGGCAAGGCTTTTCATGTTACAAAGAAAGTCTGTTCAGTACGGTAATTTGGTTATTGCAACAAAGTTTAAGAATTCCAAGGTTCCTGTTCCTGTAAATAAGAATCTGTTAACTCCCGGAAAAACTGGAAAAAGAGTAGTTTCTAGAAACATATTTATCAAAAAGGCTGAAGTTATGGAAAGTGGTCAGCCAGTGACAATAAGAGCTAAGAAGCCTCTCCCATTTTGGGATGGAAAAGAAATTAAATTTATTCCTAAAAACACATCTGTTATAGTAAGAAATCCCGGTGGTGTAGGAAAAAGAAATGCATATGAGAAGGAATTCTTGCAATGGTTTACAAGCGGCTTGGGACAATCTGTTTCTAAATCAAATTTGATTCCAGATTTAGAAAGATCAATTATACAATGTTTGAATACAAACAAAGCTTCTAGAGAAGATGTTAAAAAGACTATATCAAGAATCTCTGGAAAGTACTCCAAGAATAAGGTGATTGTCTGATGACCACATATAAAGATTACAATGCGCTGGCATCTAAAGATATTCGAACATTTCTGTGGGACTTGTTGAGAAATTCAGGAACAATCGATGAAAAGAATTACTATGTAGATGGATTCTGTGATGATGCTCTAGTACCCATTATCCCTTCTCAACAGGTTCCGGAATTTAACAACCTACTTCCCGGCAAGACATATATTTATTATGACTACGAGGTGCTCCCATCGACAGAGCAGTGGTGGATAACAGATGAGATAATGACATTGAATATCGTTGGCTTTGATTTTGACCAAATAAATAAAATATTCAATTACATCACAGAGGTTTTCAGAAGATACGACATGAGTGCTTTATGGGCAAATCACTATTTTGATGAGCAAAATTGGTTTAAGTTTCATTACATTAGAATTGAATCAATTCAATCTCCCGTTCCATTTCAAAGCGAGGGCGGTCCAATAGTCGGAGAAATACAGATTAACTATTGTTATAGCAGAGTAACCGACTACTGGGGTATGTTTTAGTTTTATCAGTAATTATGATATGATTTATTATGAGGAAGTGAGTTTGCCAATTCCATACTAGGAAGGTGGTGAATAAAGAAATATGGCTAATGTTAAGAATGTTCTAGTCGGTGCAGCACAAATTTTCGTCAGTAGAGGCTGGAATGAAAACCGTCCACAGACATACATCAATGCTGGTGGTTATGGTACAGCTAGCGCAGTAGGCTGGACAGCAGCTCAGTCTGCCAGAGGTTGGTTGTCAGGCACAACAGGTGCAGCCTACTGGAGAGATATTGGTTACACAAACAACGGTCTTGAGGTCTCATACGAGCCCGGATATGGCGATGTAATGGTTGATCAGCTACTTGACGCTGCAAGACTATTCAAGCAGTCAATTAGAATTACACTTAAGACAGAGCTTGCCGAAGCTACACTTGAAAACATGTCACTCGCTTTCGGTCAGCCCGAAATCGAATTTGTTTTCTCCAGCTCAACAGGTTCAATCACAGCTGCTTCAGCAATGAAGTTGCAGTCAGGATATGTTGCTTCTGCAGCAAATGTTGCTAACGCTACACTAGGTTTGGCAGCAGGATCACTAGGAGACCAGCCAGTTGAAAGATCAATTATCGCAATTGGACAGGCCCCAGAGCAGTTTGGTACAAACCTAAGAACAGCAGCAGGAAGCACATTCGACCCAGCAACTACAAATACTGGTTCAGGTGCAGCAGTTTACGGTGGTAGCACAGCTTCAACAGGTGCTCTAGCATTCGGTGTCAATGAAGCATCAGCTTACGGCTCACTCCGCGAGCGTGTTTACATTGCCAGAAGAGTTGTTCAGATGGATGCATCTACACACTCTTTGAAGCGTGACACAGGTGTTACATTCCCCGTGACATTCCGTTGTCTACCAGACGACAATGATGTCTACGATGGTGCAGAATATGGTGTTGTTATTGACCGTATCTACACAACCCTCTAATTTTAATATATTAGACATAAAGGCTCCTCTTTATGAGGAGCTTTTATGTTTTTACCCATATTTTTGATATAATTTAACAACACAAAAGAAAGGATGTTTAATGGCTACAGCAGTATATGATATCGTTGATCTTGAACTATCAAATGGCGAAACAATTCAAATAAGACCCCTACCAATTAAGCCTTTGAGAAAGTTTATGGCAATTATCGAAAAATTAGACAGTATTGAAAATGAATCAGACGCTCTAGAAGTTTTTATCGAAGCCGGAATGCTTTGCGTATCACACTTTAACCAAGAGCTAGCAAAAGACAAAGATGCATTTGAAGATGTTATAGAAGTTCCAACTCTTATGAAGATCCTTGAGGTCGCAGGGGGTTTGAAACTTAACGACCCAAATCTTCTGGGGGCGGCTCTAGTTGGCGCGAACTAGATCTAGTTGAATTAGAGTCCGAAGTTTTTCTTTTAGGACACTGGAAAAATTATGATGATTTGGAAAGTGAACTTAGTATAGATGAACTTCTTGCCACACTTAAAGCAATAAGAGAAAAAGAACATCGCAACAATAAGTTCCTAGCAGCAATGCAGGGAATCGACTTGGAAGAGGAGAAAGAAGATATCACTACCCTTAAGGGAATTCATGCCAGCAAGGAAGGATTCGGAATTGGTATGGGCTTGGGGTATGTTTCGGAGGGATAGATAGTTGACGATTAACAATGTCAATATTAAGGTAAACGCTTATGGCGACTTTAGTCAAATTCAGACAGCCATCAATCGTTTACAGGCTGCTGCCACAAAACTAAATCAAAGTTTTGCTGGAGTGGGAATCCCAACTCAAATTATAAAAGATGTAAACCTTTTGCAAAGAAGCTTTGAGCAAGCCCTCGTCTCAACTGGACAATACACAGTACAACAAGTAAAACTTTCAGACTCAACAGAAAGATTAAGTAGAAATCTTGCACAAGGAAAGCTTCACCTCAGCGAGTATTGGAACCTTTACAGGTCGGGAACAAGGGGTATTTCAAAAGAGCTGAATGCTGTTGCCGAACAGCAATCCAGACTTTTGTCAAGAACAACATCATTCTTGACACCCATGAAACAGGGATACGCAACATTCATAACAGACCTTAATTCCACTGTTGACAAAACAGTACAAGCTCAGCAATATCAAAAATTGTGGAACACAACCCTGCGTGATGGAGCAAACAAGCTCATTGACTTTGGTAAGAACACCCAATGGGCTGGTCGCCAGCTTACAGTAGGTTTAACTCTTCCCTTGACAATCTTTGGAAAGAGAGCTTCGCAAATCTTCATGGAAGTTGACCAGCAATTAACTAGATTGCAAAAGGTTTATGGAACAGGTTTAGTCGCCCCGACAACACAAGCAATTGAAAGCATCAGGAAACAAGTAGTTGGACTTTCAACAGATTTGGCAAAACAATATGGAGTTGCTGCAAGTCAAACAGCCGCGACTGCAGCAGATCTAGCAGCCACTGGTCTTGAAGGCAATGACTTGATTGAAGCTACAAAGCAAACAACAAGACTTGCAACACTTGGTGAACTTGATCACCAACAAGCAATGAAGGCTACTATTGCTTTGCAAAGAACATTCAAGTTGAATACACTCCAGCTGGGAGATGCAGTCAACTTCCTCAACGCAGTTGAAAACCAAACAAGCACATCACTAGGTGATCTTGTCGAAGGTTTGCCAAGAGCAGGAAATGTTGTTGAGAATCTAGGTGGCTCATTCAAAGATTTAGCAGCAATGATGGTTGCTATGCGCGAGGCGGGAGTACCAGCAGGTGAGGCTGCAAACTCTATTAAATCAGCTCTAGCCTCATTGATTAATCCCTCCGCAAAAGCATCAGAACACTTTGGCAAGCTTGGAATCAATCTAAAAGCGATTGTTGTAAACAATAGAGGCAACCTGTTGGGCATGATAAAAGACCTGCAGGCTGCACTAGATACAGTTGGCGGCAAAGACCCACAAGCCAGAATTCAATTAATTGAAGAACTCTTCGGAAAATTCCAGTATAACAAGGTTACAACTTTGTTAAATAACTTAGGTAAGGCGGGAAGCCAGACGCAGCAAGTTTTTGAACTTGCACTATCAACAAATAAGAGCTTGGCAGATTTGGCTGAGCGAGAGTTGAAAACATTAACAGAGACATCATCGGGAAGATACAAGAGGGCAGTTGAAGGGCTTAAGGCTGATTTAATTCCAATCGGAGAAAAATTCTTGAATATTGCTTCTAAAATTGTTAATTTCTTTGATGGAATATTAAAGGTTTTAAATCAATTTGGACCATTGACTAATGTTTTGATTTCAGTTTTGGGTGGAGCAGCCTTAGTAGGTCCACTTGTCATGATTACTGGTCTATTGGGTAACTTCGTTGGAAATGTTTTCAAGGGTGTCAATTACCTTAAAATGTTTAATCAAGGTTTAAGAGAAACAGGATCCTTCAAAGCTGCTTTAGGATATTTAAGAAATTTCTTTGAAGAAGTTGATGTTAGCATTTTGGCGGGAGCTAATGCATCTGACAGAATGACAAGTGCTTTGAACCAGCAAAAAGAAGCATTTGCGGGATTGGAAATGTATCTGACTAGATACGCTCAATCTTTAGAAAGAGTTGTCGCAATGCAAACTGGAGTTGCCACAGGAGTAATGCCAGCAGGAACTGCAGGTGGTGGAGTTGTACCAGCAGGATTAGACTTGAAAAAAGGACAAGAATTTAGCCACTATGTTCCAGCGGGAACAATTGGTGATGTTGCAGGCAAAAAACGATCAATGCTTACAGGATCTTATTTGCCAGATGAAATCAAAGCAATTAACACTTCAATGAATAAAAATTTTGTCACCGACTTCCGATTAACAACAATGGAACAACAAAAGGATGCACTTTTAAAGGCAGCCGGAACTGGTGCAGACCCTGCAATAACAGCAATGATTAAAAATTTAAACAAAGAACAACTTGAATACTTTTTCCCACAATTTGAAAAAACAATTCAATATAATCTTAGATATGCAATGGCATTCAACGCAGCAGCTGGAATGGGGCCGAAAGCAAATGCAGCCATAGCAAAACTAAAGCAAAGCTTGGCGGCAGCAGCAACATCCGATGAAGCTATTGCAGCCGCAGATGCATTTTATACAGACATTAATGAGATGACAAATAAGCAACTTGCAGTAGATTTTAAAAATAAAAAAAGATCTTACAGAAGAATGATGAAGTCTGGTCAAAGCGGAGCACTTATCGCTGAAAGAATGTTTACAGATATTGCACAATATGAGCAAGCGCTGGCTGCAGAAACTCAAGTTTTGTGGGGAGCAATTAGTAAGCCTAATAATGGTCTTCTTAAAAAATTAAATATTGGTATCGGTCAAATGCGAACTAGAGGGGCAGCTCTTGCAGCAGAAGCAGCAGCCTCTTCTCAAAGACTTATTATTGCAACAGAAGAATCTTTAATATCATCAATTCGCGCACTTGATTCAGCTGCAGCAGGAGTTGCAGGAGGTGCAGGAGGAAAAGCTTCCAAGGCAGGCGGACTACTTTCCAGAATATTCAAGCCCAGCATGAAAGGTTTTGGAATTGGCTTAGGCGCTCAAATAGTCGGTGATCTCGCCCTTGGAGCATACAACCCACAAGAGGGCTCAACTGGAGCTGCCACAAAGAGCGGTTTGTCTACTGCTCTAGGTGTCGGTGGAATGGCAGCCATGTTCCTTGCTCCAGAAATTGCAATACCATTAGCTCTAGGTGCTGGACTATTCTCTTTCCTTGGCTCAAAGAATAAGGGTGCAGGCGCGGGAGAAAATCCACTTGCAAAACAAATTGAAGCACAAACATATCAAAGTAACCAATATGGAATTTTGCAAGAAATGATTTCTGGCGGAATGCAAGGGATGACCCCAGTCGGAACAAACATTTATTCTCAACAAACACAGGTAGAATCTCAAATAAAAACTGCCAAAGACATAATATCTCAAGAAAAGATAAAAAAGAAGCAAAATGATATTATTATTAGACAGCACGAAAAAGCTATTCAGTTAAGGCAAAAAGAATTTGATGAGCAAGAAAAAGCAATTGATAATGCTCAAAAATTAAATAATTTAAACCAAGATGTTGTAAGGGCAAAGGCTGGCGGTAATCTAATTGATATTGCAATGGCAGAGCAAGCAAGAATTGCGGGACAATCTGAAATGGCAAGACAAGCTGCTAAAGAAGCAGCAGATGCAAAAGACAGAGAAGTAATAAATAGACTTTCAGATGTAAATACTGCCCTTGAATCTTCTATTAACAAGCAGTCTCAAACAATAAATACCCTTAATACAAAATTAGAAAGTATAAAAACTGATATTGCTAATGGTGTTTCTCAAGGAGTTGCCCCAGTAGGAGCTTCATTGCTATCGCTTCAAAGGCTTCAAACAGCTGTTTCAATGGGTGAAATAAGTCCAGAGAATATTCAAAAAGCAGCTAAGGGTGGAAAGATAAATGATACTTTTGTAAAAAAATACTTAGAAGACCTTGGAATTACCAACCTAGATCCCGCCATAGTGTCTCAAATTGCAAAGATGGCAAGTTACGGATACAACGCACAACAATCTGCAGTTCAAGCAGGAAAGCTAGTAGAACTTCCGGGCGGTCAACTTGTTACCCCAGAAGTAGCTGCTGAATATGGAAGACAGCATGGTCGTGGATCATATGGTTCAAGTTTGAACTTGGGAAGAAATCCAAATCCTAAACCTACTCGTGTCAGGGGAAATGCCGCAGGTGGCTACATATCTGGACCCGGAGGACCAATATCAGACATGATTCCTGCAATGCTTTCAAATGGAGAATATGTTGTCCGCGCATCATCTGTTGCAAAATATGGAACAAAATTCATGGATTCCATCAACAAGGGAATGCATGGATTCAGCATTGGGGGAATGGCTCTAGGGTCAATGATGCCAAGCTACTCAGTTCCCGGAGCTGCAAGATACGCAAATGGTGGCTCAGTTTCAAATATGAATGTTAATATAACAGTAAATGCAAATACAAACTCATCTGGAGATGATATTGCAAGGGCAATTAAGAGAGAGTTTGATAGAATTAGCACTAGAAATCAAATGATGATGACATCTAGGGTGGTGACAGCATAATGCCTTTGCCAATTAATGCGGGTATAAGCGTTGGTATTTTTCCAAGCAACAGTTTGACTAATCCCCCAAATGCTTCTGCTGCGGGCTGGATTACTCTAACTGACCACAATAGACAGCCAATAAGCTTTTCATATGATCAAGTTTCAAAAGAAGCAAGAATGGCAAATGGATATCTTAGAAAATATGTTGTCGCGCAAAAAAGAAATGTCTCTGTAGATTGGAGCATGGTTCCATCAGTAGCTTCAGTTCAAACAATAATAACCACAGGTTCAACATCTCTTGTAGATACAGTATCTAATTTAACAGTTGATGGTCGTGCAGGCGGGGCGTGGCTAAAAGAATTCTACGAAACAAATGTTTTCATTCCTATCTGGGTTAAAATAACACATTCAACCGCCTCCGCCACTGGAGATTATACAAATGGGTTTTTCCCATCTGCATCGGTTTACACCAGCCAGATGAACAGTGCATCTTATTTCTCATATCCAACTGTTGCAAATCCTATAGGTACTCCACTTCTTCCCGCCCAGCCTGAGATTTTTTACGGATATATGAGCGAGTTTTCATATAATGTGCAAAAGCGTTTTTCATACACAGATTATGTTGACATGAGCTTAAGGATATCCGAAATATGATAGGAACAGCGGCTAATAAGCAATTTTTCTATTCAGAAGATGCCATAGAAATTAAATCAAATGTTTGGATGGAGTGGAATTATAACTCCATAATTCAGCCGTTTGTAACAACAACATCTTATGCACAGCCAACTTATTTAGGTCCAACAAGCTGGAATGTTGTCGGTAACTCAACAATCGCTTGGACATCAAGTGCCAGATCATCTTTAAACCAAGCAAGGGCAATCCCTTCCAACCACTACAACTGGAATGCATCGGCGGGTGGAAGAAATGTTATTGCAGACTTTCAGGTTAATAGCTCTTCATATTCCGACACAGCATCATATAGTTATGCTTTTTCTTCAGACAAAAGTGGCTATTTTAAAATTGTTTTTTACGCAAAAGCCAATCTCCCAGTCTATCAAGGAACTTTATCTCCAGTTGTTAGCACATCTGCCACATATGGAGGAGGAGCGGGCTCCATATCTACAGTTTATGCAGTTCAAGCAGTAGGAAAATACGGTCAACTATCAAGACTTCTTGATTCAAGTCAGTATACTTTGAGCAGGTCTTCCAATGTTTCGGAATCAGCATCAAGCAAGGTAACTTGGACAGCCCGTAAAAATGACGGAGCAATAGCCTATAATGTTTACAGACTTGTTCCAAATACATCAGGGGTATATAGTTCATTCGCTTACCTTGGTACAATAAAGAAAGAGCAGTCTGCTTCTGACTATACTGCATCCTATAAAGATATAATTACAACGCCCAACTTTTATTCATATAATCCGTATTTTGAGCAAAACAGCATTTCTCTTTTGCCGACCATGTATCTCAATGATGAATCAGGTAATTTAATAGACTTTAATTACAAATTAAAAACTACAGACCCAAATGGCGGTAATGAATTTGATTATTCAAAGTCTGTTCAGCTAGAAGGACTGGACTGGCAAAAAATTGAACTTTACTTTAAAACAAATAATGATGCTACATTCAGAACAATCGCTTTGCAATTAAATGTCAGCAGCTTTTTCTTAGCGCCAAATATCCAAGTTGGACCAGCATGGCTGTATGAAATGTCAGAGTCAGATTATTACAATTCAAAATATTTCCCGCTAGACTCAGTGTTTTCAGGAAAAAGACCGGGAGAAGCACTGCTTAATCCATTTATTGATACATATGAAAATTCAGCATCGTTCAATTTTTACAGAGAAATGTCAATAAATGATTTCCTTGATGGAAGATATTCAAGTATGAGAAAAAACACATATTCATATATGAATGTTTCTAATGTTTATGAGAGAACTAATGACGGGCTGGGATATTTTCAGATGATCCCTTCATC